GTAGATCAGGCGAAACGGATTGAAGAAACCCGGGCAGCTGCACGGCAAACCTTCTTGTTGCCACCAATTTAGGATGGCCAGGAAGGGGGCATGGCGGAATTGGTAGACGCAGCGGACTTAAAATCCGAAAATGCGATCTACAACCGTGCAGAGCACTCAATAACTCACCTGTTGCCGCATTGCTGGCTATCTCTGCACAGGTGGGGTGGAATTAGTGCTTAAAAACCGGGTCCCTGCAGGGTGAAATCCAAAAATTCTGTGTCCACCTGCCATCTGGACAGGCAGAAGCAGAGTGAATTTCGAGAGCAAGAGCGGGCCCGGTGGGATGCGATCAATGCCCGCACCAAGCTCAAGGCCCAGGGCAACGAGGCCGCCACCGAATACGGCCGGGCACTCTTTAGGCGTCACGCCGAAACCTTGACCGTGGCGCTGGGGCTGCTGCTCGAGGAGCTGCTGGCCAATCCCCACAAACCTGGCCCTCACTTCGCCGCCTGGCCACTGCTGTTGGGCGTGTCAGATCGTGGCCCCCGCTCACTGGCTGCCATTGCCCTGGGGGTGGTGATCGATCAGATCAGCCAGCGACCAACCGAGCGCAAACTCTCAGGGAACATCGGCCGGGCCCTGCAGGACGAGCTCAAGGCCGGCCGCATTCAAAAGATCAGCCCTGGCCTGGTGCGTTTGATTCGCAAGCGTCGAGGCAACCACGCTCTCAGCAGCAAAAAGGTCCTCGAGCAGCTGCACCTAGATACCAGCGGCTGGACGCTCACCGATCGGGTGGAGGCCGGCGCACTGATGCTGCAGCTGATCACCGCCAACACCGATCTGCTGGAGGTGGTGACCACCACTCGCCGGGGCAGACCCTGCCGCACCCTGCAGGCCACCGCTGCAGCCAAGGAGATCATTGCTGCTAATCCGCCGTGGCCATGGCCAGCACGCCGGCTGCCGATGCTGGTGCCGCCTCGCCAGTGGGAGGGGATGCACGGCGGCGGCCACCTCGACAACGAACAGCCGCTGGTGCGCAGCCGAGCAGGCCTCAACCTTAACCACCTCAACGGCCCGGCCCTGGCGCCGGTGCTGGCCGCCGTCAACACGCTGCAGCAGCAGGAGCTGCGCGTTGATCCGTGGATGGTGGAGACCCAGCGGACTGCGTGGGACAGCAACATCAGGGGCCTGTTTCCCCTTACCCGTGACCCCAGGCTGGAGCCGCCTAAGCCCACTGAGCTGATTGATGCTGATGCCTACAAGGCATGGCAGCGGCAGAAGCTGCTGGCCCAGCGTGACCGTGCTGAAGGGGCAAAGAATCGAGCCAGGATCGAGCAGGCCATACGCCAATGCGAGGAGGTGGCCGGCGAACCGATCTGGTTTGCATACTGCGCCGACTTCCGGGGCCGCATCTACACCAGCAACCGCTACGCCACCCACCAGGGGCCGGACTGGGAGAAGGCTGCCGTTTGCTTTGCCCAGGGTGAGCAGTGCTCAGTTGAAGCATTTGAATGGCTGCTGAAGGCCGCAGCCGGCCACTGGGGGATTCGTGCCAACTGGGATGACCGCGCCAGGTGGGGGCGCTCACAGGGCCGTGATGCAGCCAGCCCACCGCTACGGGCCTACCATCGTCAATCTCTCGCTCCAGGGCCTTCGGTGTGCCGTTGGTGTGGAAGTTGGCGTCTAGCCCCAAGGACCGCAGCGCGGAAAGCTGGGCCTCGGCGGACGTGGAGTCCCCGTGCTTGGCGCGGATGGCGTTATAAGCGTCATCGCTAGGGATCTTGCCCCAGAACATTGCCAACATGGCGCAGCTGGAGGAGAAGCATTCGCGGTAACCGGTGCCACTTCTGTTATCAAGCTGGCTTTGCCACTTCACCTTGAGCGGGTTGCTTGTTGCCGCGGCCATGATAGGTAGAGCTTTGCACTGGTGTAATTATGGCTGACCTGGCAAAGGATCTCGAGGAGCTGCACGCCTCAGTGGTGCGCACCGTCCGCGATCGCATCGACAACGGTGGCTATGACGACGAGGGCAATCTCATACCCACCACCAACGACGATCTGCGTGTCGCGTTGCAGCTGCTCAAGCAAAACGCCATCACCGCCACCCTCAGCCAGGACGACACCGACAAGCTGAGATCCAAGATGGCCAGCAAGCTGGATTTCTCAGCCCTCAAGGACAAGCCCAACGTGGTGCCAATGGTGCGGCGGACCGACGATGCCGCTACCGCTTGACCCCGCCGTAGGCGGCAGCCATGGGCTGAGGCTTCCATCCCATCGCCAGGGCATCGATACTGGCCCCGGTCTCATCAAACCAGGCTTGCCGCATCGCATCATCGAGGTCTTCCTGACGGGTGGCCTTGGCCTTCTCTTGGTCCTGCGCGGCGGCATCAGTAAAAAACTTCACCCCGAGGGCCACCGCATCGAGCCGGTCGTCAAAGCTCAGTGAGCCACGCTCAACAGTGATCCGGCTGAGCTGATACATCAGCGACCGCTGGTGACCCGTCTCGGGGTCACGCTCGGCCTCGTTGTAGTCCTTTTTGATTAGCTCACTGCTCACCACCATCCGGTGCTGCTGCACCAGGGGGGCAAGGGTGTCCACGATCCGCCTCTCTTTTTGCTGGCTCACCCGGATCTCTTCAATCGAGACCGGATAGACCTTGGCCATGGCCGGTGACAGCAGGGCCGTAAACATGCCATCACCCATGTTGCTTTCTGCCACGCAGTAGCTGACCTTCCAGCGCTTGGCACGTTCCGCCAGCATCGCCAGCACCGCCGGCTCATACCCCCGTGTGGTGCCGCCGCTCTCGAGCAGGAAAAAGTTGCCGTTCAGCTCAGCGATCACCGCCCATGCCAGCTCATCACTGCCGCGGCCGGCGGGGTCGATTGCCAATACGCAGCGCCAGGTCTCTTCAGCCGATACCCAGCCGTTGATCACGGTTGGGCGGTGGTAGTAGCGATCGGCGCCCATTCCCACGGAGATCAGGTTCTGGATGCGCTGATCGGGACTGGCCGCCCAGATCACCACCTCGGGCAGCGCCTTGCCATCGAGGTCCATCACCATCAGATCCCCCAGCCGGATGGGGTAGCGATCCATGGTGCTGAGCCGGCAGTTGAGCATGAACTGCAACTGCACTGAGGCCCGTGTCATGCGCGTTTCGCGCTTCAGCAGCTCCTGGTGTCCAAACCGCTCGGGGTCGGTCGGCTCTCCTTTTAACGACGGCTGGGCTTGCACCGCTTCGGCAATGCCAGGCGCCAGGTTGCCCTCGTAGCACTCCCATTGATCTGGGTCGTTGGGATCGGGGAAGCGTGCGGGCCAGAACCGAATTGCGTAGTTCCGCTCACGCACCAGCCGTAGGTAGAGCGAGCTCTCAAGGTGTGGTGTTCCCAGGTAGCGGATCTGTCTTGGGAACACCTGGCGCAGGCCGCCCTGGCTGTAATCCCTAGGGGCGTCGGGATCAAACCCCGGGTCATCTGGCTTGATGATTGCTTCGAGCTCGGTGACGGCCTGGGCCAGCCGTTCCTGCTTGAGCGTTGTGATCGAGTTGTTGAGGGTCTCGATGTCATCCGGCAGACAGAGCGTGCAGCGCTTGCCGGTGAGTGCTGGGCTCAGGATTCCCACAGCGCGGACACTCGGGCTCTGATCGATCACGGCAGGGCCCACATCAAAGGCAGATACCGATGAACGGCCATCCGGCCGCGGCTCCAGGCACCGCAGGATGTCTACGTCGCGGATGCAGCGGGCCATGAAGGTTGCCACCTCCTCAGCCTTCTCAGCGGTGCAGGCTGGGATCAGCACCTTCTCGGTGAACGGGTCATGGCGCAGCCGCCATAGGGCATAGCCACCCGACTCGAAGGATTTACCCAGGCCACGGTAGGCAGTAGTGATCGAGCGATCGGGGCCATTTTCCATCCATTCCGCCACCTCGAGCTGACGGAGGGTGGGGGTATCGGCAAGGTTGAGTTCTCGCAGCAGGTAGCAGAGGAAGTGGGGGAAGGGCCACAGCTCAGGCGGCAAGGGTTCCCACTTCATGAGGAAAGCCCTCCTGCCGAAACAGAAGGGCCTTCCCAACAACAACCAAACACTGAGAAGTGAATGGCACGCAACGGCACCACCCGTCCACGTTGGCTAGAGCTTAGCCGTAGGGCTATTCCCACGCCTAGTTTTTGTCAGTGGTTTGCGGGTCGTCGCCTTGGAGCCGGCCCTTGCTGGTGCGTGCTCTCTTCTTTGGTGCTGGCTCAGGGTCTGGTATTCCTTCCAACGCCGCCACAGCAGCTGCCACTACCTCGTCAGGAACGTCGCTGCCGTACTCATAAATTCCGAGACGTATTCGCTCGCTGTTGGATAGGTACACAACTGGAGAGCGGATGCACTCAGGTTAGCTGCGCTGCTGCTGTCATTCCAGGGAGTCTTGAAACTGCTGCCATAGGTGGCCGCGGCGCTGTGGGCCTCCTACCGATGCCACGTAGGGATTGAGGAGGAAGTAGTAGGAGCCTGACCGCTTGTCGTGAACCTTGGAGACGAGGAACTCCTTTCGCAGCCGGGTGAGAGCGCTGATGCAAACCGGGAGCTTGACGCCCAGTCGCTCGGAGAGATGAGAAGCGGTGACGCGGACTTTGCCGGTGGTCGGTTCCATTTCAGCAATGAGAGCGTTGAACACGGCCATGTCTCGAAGCTGAAGCCGCCTGGTCTTCACCAGGTCAATGACCGCATCTAGGTCTTTGCGGTGGACCATCACAAAGTCCTCATGGCCACTGTCTTTAGGATTCACGCAGTCAGTCCTCAGCTGACGTGCCCCTAGTCATTCCTAGTATTCGACTACTAGGTGTGACACTGCTGCCACTGTCTCGACCCAGTGGTAGCAAGGGGTTTTGGCAAGCTGAGATTAACAGGTGCTCAACCTATGTGCAGAGCATTCCTTCCTACACCTGCTCTCCCCTGCAGCAGCTCTTAGTTCTTAGTAGAGACAGATCTAAAACCAGGGCAGACACAACACACCCTGCGACAGCCGCACACACCCCCCACGCCCACCCGCACCGAACCGCAGCGCACCCTCGGTAATTCCCATTTTTGGGTCGCGTCATCTGGTGGGGTCCCCCACGCGCCGCGTCTGGCGCCCCCCCCGTGGCCCCCTGCTTGCGCTGTGCAGGGCAGCGGGGCGGGTGTGTGCTGCTCTAGGTGTCGATCACCTGCGGGGCGGCTAGGTGGCCTCTGAGGGGCTGCTGCGGCCATGGCGGGCAGGTCTGCGGCCGGCGCCGCCGGGGTCTGCAGTGCTGGCCTGGGCTGCACGCGGATTGCTGATCCGTGGGGTGCTGGTGGTGAGCACTGCGCAGCCGGTGCAGCTGGCGGGCGCTGGCCTGCTGCTGGTGAGCACTGCGCAGCCGGTGCAGCTGGCGGGCTGGTGAGCACTGCCATAGCCGCTTTGTTACGGAATGTGAACAT